TAATATTAAACAGATTACACAGCAGTGTCGTGCTGAGTGTCTGTATTTCTGTCAGTTTCGTCAATACCTGATACATCACATAGTACTGCAAACACACGGATTTTACCTGCTGCTGCGTCTGCACTTAGTACTAATACATCTAAAGTATCTGCACTTGCAACTATAGTTCTAGCTGTAGCTGTTGGTGCAGAGAATCCTGTAGCGTTAGTATCTCCATCAACATATCTGTCAACATCACCACCTGTGATACCTAAGTCAAGAGTTACTGAAGAAGATAATGCAGTGATTACCTCAATTCCAGCTTCCATAACTAGAGTTTCAGCAGGGATGTCAAGAGCTCTAAGAACATCATTTTGTGCTGCTCCAGAGTCTCCATTGATTGCTGATACATCAATTGTATTTTCAACTAAATAAGGTGTTCTACCATTAGACGGATGTCCAGTAGTTCCACCAGCTGCTGTTAAGTCATAAGTAGCCATAGTTCTCTATTATCCTCCTAATTAACCTATTGTTATAACGCCTCTTTGAACTGCTTCGCTTCTTAGAATTTTTCTTCCAAAAACGTGTAGTCCTCTGACAACGTCTGCGAATGAATCAGGGTCTCTGATTAATTCTGTTTTTGCTATATGATTTACAGTTGCAACACCTGACATATGTCCGTATAAGAACACATGCTCATTTGCTCCAGCAGAGCCAAATGTGTGATTTGCAGCTGATCCACCAGATACAGCAATTGCATTTGATTGGTACATGTTAAAACCAAATAATGGTCTGTCTGTGACTTTACCATTTCTGATTTGTGATGAACCACCATCAGCCATTACTGACTGGTCAGATAGTTTAGCACCTGCTTTTCTTAATTGTTCAAAGAACTCAGGTGATGAAACTAACCATCTGTTTTCTTCTGGCACATCATTTCTGTCCAGGTTCTTTTTAGCAGTTGATACTAAGTTAGCCAAAGTATCTACAGCTGCGTCACCATCGATTGGTGATGCGTCAGTTCCTGTGCTAGTACCATTAGTTGCATTGTCGTAAATAAACTTCAATACGTTATAGTCATAGTTTTTCTTTAATGAATATGCACCTGAAGAGGTTGCAAGAGCTTCAAAGTTTACATGAGATTGTCTTTCTTCAATATCATCAACTTTAAAAGCAAAATATGAACCTTGGTCAACAGTCATAGTTATTTGGTCATCTGCTAATACTTGTGTATCAACTGTTTGACCTCTAGCATAATCTCTGACTGTGATTGTAGGCTCTTTAATAATCTTTACTGTGTCACCAAAGTTTTCGATTTCTCCAGCGTAATCAGTGTTAGTAATATCTTCTACCACTGATGCTCTTCTGAAGAACTTCTGAACTTTCTGACTAAAGATCTGTGGAGTAAAATTACCTTGTGCAAGGTTATTATATCCAGTAGCATTTGTAAAAGCCATAATGCTTCTCCTTGTTATTGTTTAGTTAGATTGTTATCGTTGTTCAATCCTACCTTCTAAACGTGCAAGGTCAATCTCCTTTTCAAATTTTTCAAACTGATGAGGTTTCAATTTAGAAATCTCAGTAGTTGTCCAAACTTTTTTCTTTGGCGTATCAGTATCAGTTGCTTTTTTAGTTTTAGAAATTGCTTTGGCAGCTTCTTTTTTAAGATCTTTATCCTGTTTAACTGCTTTACTTATGTTACGATCTGCTTTATACAAATCAATAGCTCTTGCAGCTAACTTAGAATTAGATGTATTTTCATACAACCAACTCTGGATAGTAGGATCTTGTTGATCAGCCCATGCATGAAAGTCATCGTTTTTACGAATTTCATTAAAATCTGGGTGAATTTTTAAAAGTTCTACTTCAGCTTTTTCTTTTGCAATCTGCTCTTGTTGGAGTTTTAAATCTTTATATTTATTTTCAAGATCTGCAGTTTGAGTAGTTGCTTTGTTTATTGCAATGGTTTCAACCATATCATAAACATCAGGGTACTCTTTTCTCCATGCCTCTAATTCTTGTTTAGATTTAGGTGGCACAAATTGTTTGTTGTTTGCCTCTAATTGTGTACGCAAAGAAGTGAGTTCTTCCTTGTGTTTATTAATTGTAGAATCATAGTGTTTTTTCAAATCGTCATAACGTTTCTTAAAAACACGATCTTCAGCTTGTGCAGGGCGTTCAGCGATAGGAGTAGCCTTTTGTTCTGTAGATTCTGCAGTCTCTTCAGATGCATCGGTGTCCTTCTGTTCGGTTGCTGCTTCTGCTTCCTTTTCTCTTTGTTCCCTTTGAAACTTAGCTAACTCACCTTTTGCAAAAGCATCCGTTTCAGCATCATCTTCTTCTCTGATTTTACTGTAAGGATTTGCATTTGGTATATTAGCTTTAGTTTCTTCAGAAACTTTTTTTTCTTCTTCCATTATTTTTACCTATTGGTTGAGTGCCTTATGGATAAGGGTAGCTCGATTCCATAAATGTTTGTGGGCTGATACTAAACGATTTCACCCTCAGTATCTATAGTATTTAAGTCTTGCTCAATACCAGATTCTGGTTGTTCTGCCATTTGTGTATCAGGTGGCACAGATTGTTGATCCATCATATCACCAGACATATCAGCAACTAGATTTTGTACTGCTTGTGTCTGGTCTCCACTATATCTTTTTACAGCAAAATTTGTAAACATAGATACAGGAATAATAACATTCTCTTCTTTCTCACCAACAGCTTCTACAAGAGGAGCTAACTCTGGTGCTAATTTTACAAGAACATTACTAACAGATGGAGATAGAACTGTGGTTAATACAGCTTTATCTTCATCTGGTAAGTTATTTACTTTACTTACTAAATCGTTTGATTGCACTGGGGCATCTGTTTCTACAGGTGCAGGTGCAGATGCAGGTTCTTTTCTTTGAAATAATTTATTCATACCAGATAGTTTAGGAGCATCAATTTTTTTAGGTGTTTGATTTAACATACCTGTTGTGGTAGTTTGATCTTTACTAACAGTTCCTTTCATATCTACTATAGCCATTATTTTTTACCTGCCCAGTAACAAATAGGTTCTAATATAATTCGATATACTCTACCTATTAAATGTATTTTATTTCTTTCTTGCTGCCTAATATCTATAGTTCTATGGACAGCAATATGTTCTAATATTTTTTTAAGAATTTTATTTGTTTTTGCTTTTTTAACTAGTGGTAAAAATATTCTGTGATATCCTATTTGATATTCTGGTGCTAAATTTTTAGAATGTCTTAACCATATTTTATTTCTAAATGATCCAAAGCCATATGATTCATTCATCATAGTACAAACTATTTTACCACCACTTCGACCACTTGAATCACCACCACTACCTGGTTGATTCATTCTAGCAGCCTCTCTTTTTGTTGTTACATTTTTATCTAAATCTTTTTTGTAATCATTTTGTTGTTTATCCATTTTATTTGTATCATCAATAAATTTTTGTGACACAGGATTTCCAGCTGCAGCTCTTTTAGCAATTGTTTCTCTTCTTTTTGCAAGTCTTTTTTCACCAGCTTTTTCTAGATTACCAAAAGCTGATACTTTATTCATACCTGCATATAAATCAGTTGCTGGATTACCTCCAATTCTACCATCACCTCTATCTGGAAAATATGTTATAGCGTGATTTTGCACTGCATTAGGCTCACCTACTAAAGCATCTAATACCATCATTGTAGGTGTTTTAATATTTTTAATAGCTGAAAGAACAGATGTTCCAAAAGTTTTTAATGCTACTGGTTTTACTTCTGGTTTAACATCTTGTTTTTCTGCAGGATCAGATAATGTTCCTGTAGTGCTTCCTTTAAATTTTTCTGTATCAAGAGGTGTGCTAGTAGTTATACCTAAAGTATTTGCAGTGGGATCATCAGGAGTAGCACCCTTTATCATTGCTTCTCTATTTGCTACAGTTTCAGCAGCTACTTCATCTATAGTTTTAATTCTACCCTCTGCTGCTTTTGTAACTTCTGATTTACCACCTTGTAAATCTTTTATGTTTCTAATTCTAGCTTTCTTTGTTCTTTGTTTTGCAGTTGGCACTGAGACATCTGGATCTTTTAAACTAGGATCTGGTAATCTATTTGCAACTGGATCATCTGCAGTTCCAAATACACTTTCAGTTGGACTTTTAACTTCTGGAGTTATAATGTTTTCTTGAGGTGCAGCTTGATCTGCTGATAATCTATCACTTCTTATCATACTATCTTGAATAGTAGTAGGAGTAGTAACACCTTGTAAACTTTTACTAACATCTTTAGCACTTTGAAGCATATTCTCTGCAGTAAACTGGTCATCTCTGTCTCTACCTTTAGGTAACATAAATGCTGCTTTAGTTTGATCTGCAGTAGTTGTATCTGTTTTTTCTGTAGCAGTTTCTGTTTTTGCAGGTGTAGTAGTTTTAGCTACCTCACCAAGATCAATCATGTTCAAAGAAGTTACTGCTTGAAATCCTTCTTCTTTTAAACTGTAAGTGCCATCAGCAGCTCTAACTATAGAGACTGTTCCACCACCTACTCTATTTGGATTAAATGTTTTTACCATGTTTACTTTGTTTATTCGCTTCCTGGAGGTTTAGTATTTGGCGAAGTAAAGCCAGTTTCCCCTGGCATCGGTACATTGCCTGTTCCGATGTTGCCACCTCCAGCTCCTGTTGGATCTGTTGGCGAAGCTCCTGCAGGTACTTCTCCAGTTGGCCCCATAGGACTTTGTTCTCCAGTAGGGGTCGTATTGTTTTGATTTCCATTTGCCATTCCCATTATTTGTGCATAGATCGCAGCTTTCTCTGGATCATTAATTAATTGATCTGGATCAATATCTAAAGACTTAGCTATTTCAGTTAAACATGTATGCCATCTGACAAAAGGTGCAAGTGCAGGATTAGCTGCTGTTTGCATAAATGTCATTAGTCTTTGAGATCTTACTTCTTTCTGCATCAAAGAAGAAGTGCCTTGTGCTTTGATTTCTAGATCACCTTGTATATGTGGAGCATCATCATTAAATTGCATGTTCCAATAAAATAATGATTGTCCTAGGGGCTTTAGTAAATAGTCGTCAATATTTTTAATTACTGTTTTAATACTTAATGCTGCAGCACCCATAAGCATTGACATACCTGATGCTGTTCTAGTTGTAGATTGTACACCTGTTGCTCCATGAGAGTATGAAGGTATACCAGTTGCTTCGTCAGCTAACTGTCTAAACTTATCAAACATTTGTAAATTTTCAAATGCAGTATTAGGAAATTTTAATCCATGTACTGCTTGTCCTGTTTGACCACTTTGTCTTCTAAATATTTTACCAGGAAATACTTTCATGTCTTGTCCAGGAACTAGCATTGTTTCATCAACATCAAATACTAGATTACCTGCAAGTGCTAAGTTATCAATAGCCATTCTTGCATGACCATTCATAACCATTTGAGAGTCTTCCATGTTTTCTGGAATACCAATACCAAAGAATTGATATGGATTTAATTCATAAGGACAAACTAAATAAGGTATTCTAACTGGTGTAAATGGATTTTCAACCATTCTTAAAACTCTATTACCACAGATCCATACATTAACATGTATATTATCTGAATCAGTTTGATACATCAAACCACATTCATCTGCAGTTTTTCTATCTATTATACCCCAATATTCTAAAACTTCAAATCTATTTTTATAAATTGTTTGTATATTTTCTCTATCATACAAAGAAGATTCAAATCCTCTTGTTTGATAATTAGGCCCTTCTTCTAAACAATGCATAACAGCTTCTCTATCAAACATAGGTTTACTTGCTAGATCTTCAAACTGTGCTTTGTTATATGAGTGTCTTTGAATTACATAATCACAATCATGTATAGTTGTAGCATTTGGATCTGGATAAAAATCCCAACATGATACAGCTTCTATACTTGGAATAGATTTTACTTTTGTTGCATGGACTCTTTGCATGTTACCTTCATCATCTTCTGCTGAAGAGAATGCATGATATTCTTTTGTATCTGTAAAAGGCCCTTTTAAAATTCCTGTACCCATTAATGCCATTTCAAAAAATACATGACGCATAATAGTAATAGCTCTACTCTCTTCAAGCTGATCATGTATTAGTTTCTGCATTTGTTCTGCAGCCATTCTAGCTGGTTCTATCTGTGGAGAACCTGTATATGATGGGCCATCTTTAAAACCAAGACTATCATAATCTTGATTTAAATTTTTCATTAATTCATTTACTGTAGCACCAGGAGGTATAGATCCCCCATCACCAGGAAAGCCATATGGACTTTCCATCTCTTCTTGTGGTTGCTGTGGATTCTTTGGATCTAAGTGAGCTCTTTCTGCAATATCTTCTGGTACAGATGTAGGAGATACTCCTAATGGAAACTTACCTTGTGAAAATAATACTTCAATGATTTGTCCAAATGAAGCGAGAACTTTAGTCTTTGTAATCTTTACAAATACTCTAGATTTTTCATTTTCCCTAAATGCAGTTTCTGGGCCGTATAAACCTCTGTAGTTTCTATATGCTTTCAACCATCTTTTCTCATCATATATCTTTGATGTTTCAGCTTGTTGAAATTTTTCTCTTATAAAACCTACTAAAGAATTACCTTCAGACTCATACCCACTATTATCTTTTTTTTCTTCATCCATATTCTATATTGGTTTTTCTTTACCTAATCTTTCTTCAAGTGGATTTTTACCTTGTTTTTTTAAGTTTTCATTTATTTGATAATTTTTTTTAATTCTACCAATTTTATAATCTAAGTCAGATGTATCATATCCTGTATCTTTAAGTTTTGAATATTCATCTTGTAAAAGTTTAAGATCATCCAAATCTACATCAGAACCCATATTCATAGATCTTTGTACTAATGAAGCAAACTTTTCAACTTGTTTTGCTCTTTTATTTTTTTCGTAGTTAAGATTATCTTCTGCTTTTTCTTTTGGTTTATTGGCAAAATCAGCCATTAGTAGTCTCTTTCTTCAGCCATTCTGAAAATAGCTGGATCGACTTTAGACTTTGACTTACCTTTTTTATCATTACCATCACCAGTCATATCCCCTTGATTCACTTTTGAATTAGGATCTATAGCCATTGGTTCATTTGGTCTTTTAGGTGTGTCAGGTGCTAGTTCTCCCTGCATGTATCTTTTCATCATAATTGTTGTCCTCCTTAATCTATCTTATTTTTTAATAAGTCTGTTACTCCGTAAAATTTATTTTTACCTTTGTTAATAAATTTTTTTGCTTTATCTTTTATCACAGCCAATCCTTGATCTTTTCTAAACTCTATTCCAATCTTAAATTGTTCTTTTAAAGTTGGATCTTTATCCATAGCTTTATCTTTTTTTTCTGCTGCTGCTTGTAGATCTTTGTCTAGTTGATTTTCTTTTTCCATTTTTTTTATTGTATTTATTTTTTCTTGTACCTGCATATATTACAGGTATAAAATTACTACTAGGCCCAAGACTCATTAATAGTCTTTTTCATCAGCCATTGCAAACAATGAATCTTCTACATGCTCTGATCCAGATTTAGTTGGAACACTTGGATCGTAGTCATACTCCTCGTATTTTCTAGGTGCATGTTGAGAAAAGTCAATAGTATTGTGTGGCCTGTTAGGCTGTTTGCCTTCAGGTGCATCACTTAACTGACCTTGTTTAACTTTAGCTTTTGGATCAAATTTCATTTCCATTGCTGTCTCCTGTTATATTTTTATTTTTTTAATCTTTAATATATTTTTAGTTGGTATGGTTGTATGTCCACCACCTTGTTTTATTTCTCCGTTTGATTCAAAATTAAAATCAGACATAAGAATTGTAACTTTATCATCTTGTTTCATAAGCCAACCAACAGTACAACAGATTGCTGTAGTTGATTTTTTTATGTCAGGTATATCAACCCAAATCGAATCAGCCACGATATCTTCCCACCATGTGATTACCAAATCATATGGGAAAATTTTTTTATTTACTTCTGGAAGTTTTCTTTTTGACACCTTTTAATTTACCAGAATTTTCCATAGCATAAAATACGGCTTCACCTTTTTTCTTGCCGTATTGTTTTACCATAGATTTTTTAATTTTTTTACCTTTTTTATTTAGTGGCATTAATATCCAAATTTGTTATCTGCTGCATGAAAATCATTTTGAGAAATAAATGATCTAAATCTTTGTGCATATTTAGGATGTGTAGGTCTACTCATACATCCATATCTTAATGCATCATAAGCGTGATCTTCAGCATTAGTGTCTACATCTTCAGGGTTTCTATCATCTGTTGGTAATGATCCTAGAGTTCTAATTAAATTTTTACAAGTTTTAAATACTCTAATACCTGGTTCTTTATCAATTATCTTTAATCGTTTGTGAACTTCTAGTTTACCATTAATTCTACTTTTAGGTGATCTATCTGATGGCCTCCATCTACAACCATTCTGTATCATCGTCTCTGCAATGCTAGGGCCTACATCACCTCTCTTTGCCCATGTGCTAGAATCTAATACTCCGTAATGAATATATTCTCCATTCTCTAGCATTGTTACTTGTCTTGCAAAATTATCTGCTGTGACTTTTTTGGTATATAGTTCTCTATAAATCCATAGATTATTATTGTAATCAACAGCGAACCATAAAACACAAGCAGGAGAAGAATAACCCCAGTCAGCAGCACGAAACTTATACCAGCCTCTAGGTATCTCAAAAGGTTCAACCACATGGGTTGTTTTACTAAATTCTGGAAAAGCTGAGTCTTCGTATGCATCCCAATCTCCATCTAAAAATTGTTTACGTTGTACTTCAGGTAAAGATGCCAACATGATATAATAATCATCAGTCTGCATCAGATAAGGATTATCTTGTAACTTAGCTGGAATAAATCTTCTAGTGATATACTTCTTTCCGTTGGGTGTATCTATCCCTACATCAAACGCTGTATTTGGTTCACTAGGTTCAACAAACATTTCTCGAACCCATTGTGATCCTACATTGCCTGGATTACCTGTAGCTCTCATATAGACAGGTATATCTTTATCAACGGATCTTAAAGAAGATCTTAAAAAATTATATATATCTGGCGAAGGATATTGTGGAAGTTCGTCTATTCCTATCCATGTGTAAGACTGACCTTGGTATCTTAACGCATCCGTCATGTTTTCTGCGTAACCAAACTCTATCTTTGCCCCTGATGGGAATCGCCACTCTTTTTCTTGTTCTCTCCATTTGGCTCCAGGATATGCCTTAGAATATAATAGTTGAGACTTTTGAATCAAGTCTCTCAACTCTGGCATAGTCCTCCTCACTAGTAGTGCCCTATGATTAGCACTTGAGCAATAACGAAGTGGATCCACTAGCATCGCATATGATTTTCCTCCACCTCTTGCTCCACCATAAAATACTTCTCTTTCAGAAGCTGCAAGAAATTGTGTCTGTGGGCCACCATTGGGCTTGAAGATAACTTCTTGCTGGTCTATATGCTCTTGTACTTTTTTAGGAGCACCATCAATTATATCTTCCGTAAGTAGTTGTGTGTCTTTACCAGTAAGTGCTTTGTCAATAGTTAACAGTTTCTTTTTGGTATTTTCTGCAGACATCTTAGCAGAACGTAGAGTTTGTTCTGCCTTTGCAACCTTCTTACGGCTACGAGCTAGAATCTGTTTGACTGACTTCTTGGCTTTCTGATGAACTACCTTCTTTGGTTTCGGTGGTGCTATTTCGTTCAAGTCTTTTTTTAAGTCCGACATGTGATATGTATCTTCCTGTTTTTCTATGTAGCCAAGATGCTGTCTCTCTCAACGAACAAGTCTTTGAATATTCTCTTGCTTGGTTAAGAGCATCTAATTCTTCTTTTATTGGTTCCAGATATTCTGGATTATCAGCTTGTTTAAAACCAAATGGTATAGTCCTAGCTCTTTTCTTTATCCGTATTGGTTCCATCTTTTGCTGGTAGTATAAATATTCCATGCATAGCTTTCATATTTATATCAAGTGAATCTTTCTTTCCTAATCCCACCCTATCTAATATCGAGTTGGCAGCTGCTAGACGAATACTTGCTTGTGGTGTGGTGCCGTCTTCGTCTAGTAAGGTGATTAACCTATTAACTGCCTTTGCAGAATGTGTAGATAAGTGAGTTTCTGCTAATTCTGTTATTTCTTTTTTGAGATTACGCACAACCTTTGGATAACTATGCTCTGAGTAACCTGCTATTCTTGCTGCTTCTCGAGGATTTCCTTGTGCTTCTGTGAAAAGAACGTCTAGGAACTTCTCTTGCATATCTGTCAAGTTTCTTTTTTGAGTTTTTGTTATAGAAGAATCCATTGTTTGCGTTTATTATCTCCATTATTTCCTTAAAAGGAAGTTTTTTTATTTTATTTATGTTTAAATTTACCATAATTTCTATATTATTCGTGATGACCCTTGTTTTCTTACTAGAGTATGCGTGTATGTGTGTCCTTTGAATAATATATAGTACCTATTATAAGGGTGATTAACAATTTTGTCAAGTTATTTTTTCAAATAATTACATCTGCGACATTATTGTACTAGACAAAATTGAATATGGGGTGTATAATGTTTATGGGAACCCCCAGGGGGGCCTTTACACCTATCCTAGACCTATTTGTACATTCCCCCTAGGGATATTCCAGGGAATATTGTCGGAATATTTAGCCCTGAAATATAGCCCCAAGGTGGTTTACACGAATCCCAGGGATTTTCTGGTAACTGGGTATATACATATACACGGGGGTGGGGTGGCACTGGTGCACCCTTGTGTTTCCTTGGGTTTTTGCCTGTCTCTTTTTTTATTTCTTTTGGGGTTCCCTTGGGTTGCCCTTGGTTTACACTTGGGATTGATCGAGGTAGTCTAAAATTTTGTAACTATAGGTTACCCTGGTAACTACTTTTGAGTTATAACCAGGGCCAAAAAAAAAGGCCCCAGGTTACCCCAGGGCCTTGCTTTGTAATATGGCTTG